AGCATTTTTTAGTAATTCGCAAAGCGAGTCCCTAATTAATGCTTTCGGGGAAAATCTCGTTATTGTTCAGGATGGAAAATCATTAACGATTAAAGCCATTTTTGAACAAGACGAGATTTTTTTTGAAGATACACAAACTACTATCGCTTATTTCAGTGCTAAATCTGGTATCAAGTTATACAGTACATTCAAAATCGATAATGAAGAGTATTCAGTAAATAGAATAGATGATGACTTAAGCGGTATCTCTAACTATTACTATATAAAAAAGGTCGATTTAGAGGAGGATATCTAAATGACGGCAGATTATCAAATTAGAAAGTACTTAATGAATAAATTAAGCAAAGTAGTAAATCTTCAATATCCCTCAAAAGCATCCTTAGATGACACAACTATGGTTTATATCGGTGACAGTACTGTAAGCCGAAACCAGTTAACAAGAGCTAATCAGGTTCAGTACGGTCCTGATGTACGTAACTTATGTGAATTTAGAGTTGAATTTGTGGCTGTAGGGCAAACTTTCAAAAGTGCATCAGAAGAAATTGAAAAAGTACTTGATATGATTTACTCGCCAGATTTTTTTAACGAACTTAATAGTACTTTAGCAATGGCAATATTCAATGTCCGAATTGAAGACAGTATTATGAGCAATCAGGCTGAAGCAATAGATACCCCATACGTACATTCACAATCAATTTCATTTAGCTATGGGGAATAATCATGGGACAAATTTTTACAGGTAATCTAACCTCGATTTGGGTTAGTACCGATACTAACAATACAGATCCTAATTCAAGTTCGTTTAAACAAGTACAACAACTATCAGCATTTCCAACAATCTCGGAAAGTACTTCTGTCAGTACTGTAGAAACCTATAGAGCGTCTTACGTTTCCCGTACTACTGGTGATAGTAGCTATGGCGATATGACCATTCAGGTTAACTACGTACCATCAGAACATGCAGTACTTGATGCTATGGTTGATTCACAGGAACTCGTACAGCTAAAGGTAGAGATGCCAGATGAAGGCGTAAACGATACTACTATCAACTATGTCATGTATAACGGGTATCTATCGTCTTCTAGCGATACTTCTAGCTATGATAACGTCGTTACTCGTTCCTATGTTTTTTCACCAGATGCCAAATTAGCTTCAGGTGTTCTTGATCAATCGATGGTTGAGCTATACCGGGGTAACTGGGGTATAGGTGCTAACGGGGCAGAGTTCCCTAACTATCAGGGGCGGGACGGTAACGCATTCGTAAAAGTACCTGCTGGTAGTTCCAGCACTGGTACTGACATGCTAGGTATCACCAATCTGGACTCAAGTAACGGTACGCAGCTCGTAGTGTCGAAAACTGGTACGCCGGTTATCAACGTGCGTAACTTCTCCAGTGCATCAACTGGGGCATGGTACAAGGTCTATACCAGTGCAGATAAACCAACATTACTTGAACTGGGTGCAGCAGCCGCAAGTGATCTTGCAGGTTACGTACCTATCACCCGTACAATCAACGGGAAGGTACTGAACGCTAACATCACCCTACAGGCAGCAGATATCTCTGATGTGTACTCTAAGACAACTTCAGACAGTAAGTATGTTCCAAAGATCTTCCAGCTAAACGGTCATGCTCTATCAGGTACTTCTTTGAACCTTGTAGCCGCAGATATTTTAGATGTGTACTCACAAACTCAGGTTAATACTAATTTTGTTTCAAAGCAGCAGACAGTAAACGGTGTAGCACTATCAGGTAATATTACTCTAACGGCAGCACAGCTTACCGATATGGCTAGTTTAAGTTATAGTAATAGTACTTTTGTACCTAAGACATTCTTAATCAATAATAAACCATTGTCCGGTACTAATATCCAGTTAGTAGCAGCAGATATTACCGATGTTTACTCTCGTAATCAGGCTAATGATCTCTTTGCTTTACGTATCACTACTGTTAACGGATACGCACTAAGTTCTAATGTCTCGTTGAATTACAATGATGTTGGTACTTATTCAAAGGCACAAATTGATGCGAAAGATGCAGTACTACAAGCGAATATCGATACCAAAGTAACCATTACTCAGGATATTAAAAACCTAAATACTGTAGAAGAAACTTTAGAGCTTGATATGTCGGATGGTAAACGTGTATTCACAGCTATTTTATCAGTACCGAACACACAGATATCAATCATAAACGCTGGCGGTAATAAGAACAGTCAGACAGTGACTGTATGCGTTACTCAGGGTACAGGTGCAAATAAAATCCAGTGGCCTGGTAACGTAGTTTGGTCGTTTGGCCGCCCTCCAGTACTTACATTTACTAAAGATTCCGTAGATATTTTTCAATTTTTATCCGTAGACGGGGGCAGTACCTGGTACGGTTCTCTACTCATGGCGGATTTACACTAATGATCAGAAAAAGTAATTTAAGCAATGCTCTTCAAATGATTGAAGGGCATTTGAAATTTTTAGACCGAAATACTGGATTAACTACGGACAATAAAACACAGCATTACGTTTTTAATCCAGATTATCTCTTAGCTAACAACAGACATTTCATTGCAGAAACGCAGTGGGAAGCACAGCCGGATGGCGATGCCACTACAGAAGGCCAGTCACTAGCCATACTGGGTGCGGTATATGCGTATGAGTGCACCAAAGAGCCGCACTATCTTGAACTGGCGAAAAAGTTTTTTGATGGTTATCACCATGCTTTCTATCGTGGCGTAGCGTTTCCCGATCCGCCAGATGGTTCACTACGCTGTAACTGGATTGCTAACGCAAAGGCTCCAGTACTGGCTAACTATCCCCTAGATCCTGAATACCCCACTCATGGTGGATTCAAAGGGGTACTATTCAACTGGACTAATGGACGTACACAGATTCCTCATGGTGCACCTAACTATGGTGAGTATCTCGATGCTGTATGGTTCGCCTTTCCAGAACGTGCCTCATTAGGCTGGAACCAGGTTAACGCAACCGTGTATGCATGGGATTCAGAAGGTACTACTGACTGGAATAACAAAGCACCTACCTATGACGTAGATTGGATCGTAGACCGTACAGGCCGGAAGGTAGATAGTAATGGTGATGTACTGGAAGCTGGCCTTACTACAGAGATCGGTACTGTCCAGCTCAAGGATACTTCTATCAACGGTATGTACCGCTTCAACTATGCCACCCGTAATCCGGTTGAGCATGGCGGTTATCTCTTAGGTCGCGGGGAACGATGGCACAATAGACCCGTTCATGTACCAATCGATAACTATGGGGATCTGGACTTTAGTGATAATGCTTCCGACGCGGAATTATGGTTCTGTCAGGCCGCTAAACTCCTATGGGACATTACCGGAGACAGGAAGTACTGGTTAGCCTGGCAAAACTCGTTGATTACCTGTATCGGCTACTCAGACATTGATAAGTACGATCAGTTTTTCCGTAAATCTACAGCAGCGATTACGCCATTCACAGATGGTATCTCTTATGACTACTTCTATCCCAGTGATCAGGTAGCTACATACTCACGAGATGAGCAAGGGTTCATTGTCATCAATCAAAGTGCAACAGCACAGACTACCCTAGAGCAGCAATCAATATGGTTTAAGTTCAATAACTCAAGTAATTTCTACATTGAATATGGTGGTGTAGATACTTCCGGTAGTGCATTAAGTCTCGCAGTAGCTCTAACAGCCAATAAAACAAAAACTGAAACAGGTGCTGTTAAGTACCGTTGCGGTCTGCCAATCACTAATACAGATGGCAGTATTACAGCGATGAATATACCGTTAAATCATTTTACGCGGATCAGTAAACCAGACGGTGGGCAATACCTTACTGCTGATTTACGTATGATTAGTGATTATGGTTCCAATACTGTTACTAAACTCGAATATCAATCCGATATTGCTGGAAAGTACTATGATAACGTAATTACCAGTACTATGGATGGTGACGGTGGGATGGTAGTTGGTTTCTGGATTTTTGATAATGAGAAACAAGATATTTTATCTTTCACATATCGAAGCTATAACGATAATTTCAATTTCCGTATAAGTGATGATAATAACTGGCGTTGGTGGGCAATGCTACCCGCTACTAATGGTGAGTGGGTAACAAAAACTTTTGCACTTTCTGATTTCAAACTTAATAGCTATCAACCAGATCACCCGTTAGTAATCGATCCAGAAGATGGGGCAGAGATTCAACCTGATTTAGTACCAGTACAACCTACATTAACAGGACGTGAGGAATTTACTTTATTGCTTGATGATGATCCAGTAGATGGTGTATCAGGCCGTATTGACTGGTATTGTATAAATGACCTACCAGAATTATACGATGATGGCGGTACTGGGGATTATTCAGTACTTCTTAACCTAACATTCAATGACAGTACTGGTAATGGCTATACTGCCCGCCTGGGTGACTGTGTAATTAAGCAATATATGTTAGATAGTCTTGCATATACGCCAGGCTTAATCCCATTCAGTAACATTACCGATCCATACGCACAACTATATTCAGGATGGCGGGGATTGCCATATCCGGGATATCAATTACCTGCTATATGGTGTTTCAAAGGTACTGCAATAGATGAAACCAGACTAAATAATAGTATCAAATTTCTTTGTGATTCTCAGGATTGGTTTACTAATAAGTTCAAACCAGCATTACCCGGTCCATGTGCTCAGGCTTTTGTTTGGAACAGACAAGACGCACTAGCATACTTACCCGATGGTGAGGAACCAGATACCTTTATCATGCAGCATTTTTATGCGGAAGCGTGGAGTGGGTACGAGCCGCGATCATTCTTTGCAGGATGTGATGTAATACATGAACTTTTTCAACGTGGTGATTATGCAATACCTCAGAACATTATTAGGTACTGTCAAAACTGGATGAATTATTTAAAGTGGTTTATGAAGAATAACAATGGATGTGCCCCTACTAGATTCAAAGATACTGGTGAAGTACTTTACGATGGTTTCACAGGTCATATGTCTGGATTATGGTTAGCCGGGGCTTCTATGATGGCAATAGCTGGTTATCCAGATCATGAGCTATTAGATCTATTGTTTACAGAGATACAAAAAAACTACGATGTGATTACTCCAAATCACGTAATGAATGGTTCATGGTGTCCAGCTATCCGCAGTGGTAATGAGACAACAGAACAAAATAATAGTATGTACTTTGGATTTTATACAGGGGAATTACTAAGAGGTTTAGCACTTTATATGAAGTACTACAATCTTTATATATAAATAAGACGAAGGGGTGGAAAAGGATATTCACCCCATATTTTAAAGGAATAAAATATGTTTAATACAATGTTTATTGGCAACAACGTAAAAGTAGAAATTGCAGATGCTCCAGTAGGTGGCGGTCAGGCTACTTCTTTTACAGTATTAGAAAATGTCAGTGCTTTCCCAGCGGCAGCGGGTGCAGAAACAAATATGGTAAGCGTTAATGTGTTTGGTGAGCAATATGCTCGTAAGATCCCAGGCTCGCGTAGTGTACCAGATCTAACCCTATCAGTTTTCTGGCGTCCGGGTGCAGTAGGTCAGGAAATGCTAGCAGCGGCAGCCGCTTCAAATAAGCTAGTACAGGTTAAAGTAACCTATTATCAAAATGTCGCTGATCCAACTGGCCCAGCTTATTATTCAATCGTAAATGGTTATGCAAACTCTGATGTAACTTCGGGAGATTTTGACAATGCTGTTACTCGTGATTTCGTAATTTCTGTAACAGGTGCTCCAGTAGCAGCAGGCGAAGTAACTGGAGAATAATAATGAATTTTGAAAATTTAATGAGTGTTATTGGTGTTAAATTGACACCATTTGAAGTTGCTGAAGGTGTAACTGTCTATATCAAACTACCATCTATTCGGGATAATGCTGATTGTGCAGATCCGTTCAAAGCGATTTTTCATTGTGTAGTAGATGAAAACGGTAAACAAATCTTTGACTCAGCCGAGCAGGTTGAAAGCAATGTAGATTTGACAGTACAGCTAAAACTAAATCATGAAATTGGTCGTGTGTTTGAAGAAGCATTTAAACCAGAAGATGTAGAAGCAAAGTAAGACGCGATCCGATTCTTAAACTAGGGTTATCACTTCTTAATAAAAATGGGTGTGGTGTGGAAGAACTCTGCACCATGCCCATTTTGTTATTTTACTACCTACTAATTTATAACGAAGCTGTAAATCCTGATTCTGCCCAGATTGACCAAATACGCCACACAGAGATAATACAGGCTATATATTTAAGTACTGGCAATGTTAAGAAAGAAGATATCAAGAAGTTCAGTATTCATGAACTTGATTCATTGAATCTAATTTCTAATAAGACGATAAGTGAACAGCAAGCAGAACGCGAGAAACGGATCGCACAACAACAGAAAAATAATATGCTCATATGGATGGGGGTTAACAAGGATGGTACAGAGTAATACACAATCAATGATATTTGAAATCAGGGGTGATGAATCGGGACTTCAAAGATCATTAAAAAGTGCAGCAAATAGTATTTAGTACCAGGGCAGGGGGTTCTTTCTCTGGGATTACTGCTGGTCTATCACAAACTCAAATAGCAGTTGGAAGCCTTGCAGGGGCAGTAGGAGTAGCTGGTTTAGCAATTGCTGGTACTATGGCAAAAGTAGCAGCTCAATCAGAAAAGGCTTTTGAAATTTTTCAGGCCGGATCATTGTCCCAAATGGGCATTACTCAGTTACAACAAATGGCTAATATGTATGCCGCAGTTGGCTTAACTATTGAGAACGTAGCCGATCAGCAGAAAGACTTGAAAGACCGAATAGGGGATGCTCTCACAAACGGTGCGGGAAGTATGCTTACTGATGTTATCCAGCCGTTGAAGTTGAACGTACTGGAATTACAAAAGATGGCAGATGCTGGTGAAGATGTTTATGCACATATCTACTTTGCAGCTAAGGCACAAGGCTTAAGTAATTCTCAAATGGTCAATATGTTTGAGACTATGGGTAGTGATGCAGCCAAAAGGCTAACAGTACTAAAACAATATAATTCTGAACAAGAATATAATAATAAATTAAGTACTCAACAAATACAGCTAACTGAAGAACAAAGTGCATCATTTGAAAAGTATCGTGCAAGTACAGCAACATTAAGTATTGCGTGGGAAAATTGGAATAACTCTGCTATCGCACCTATTGCCAGTAATCTTGCAGATATTCTAAATCTAATGACCCGTATCCTCAACAGCAAGCCAGTAGCCGCCGCAGCCGTTGCAACAGGTCAAGAGGGGATAGATAGGGTTAAGACCTATCAACAAGGTTTTCAACAAAACCTATTAAAAAATAGTTCTATCTTTGGTCAACAATTAGTAGCACAAAGCGAAAAAGACTCTAAGCAACTCAATAATAATTTAACTTTCGCGGTAGTATTAGCACAGGCTAACTTAGATAATCTTAAAAGTACTATCACTGAATATAATAAAGGCGTTGATAAAAGTACTATCAGTGCTTCTATGAAAACCTTCCAGACAGCGAAACAGGCAACACAGGCTTCTATCGATGCTCTGGATGTACAGTACAAACAGACCAAAGACGCTATAGAGAAAAGCCTCTTACGTAGCTATGGCGGTAACAGTACTGCTATGCAAACTGATATCGATACCCTTACTGAAGGCTACAAGAAGAAACGTGCAGATCTCGTTAAGAGTCTCACAGCCGAAGAAGATAAAGCGGCAGAAGCTGCACAAAAAAAATCTGAGGCCGAAGCGAAGAAAGCAGAAGCTGCCCAGAAGCAAGTAGAAGCTAAACGCATACAGGCTCAGAAGGTACTACAGCAAACCATCAACGCTATCGCCGGTTCTGGTGCTCAGGTACAGGTACAGCAGTTCAATGAACAACAAGACGCAATCGAAACCCGTATACGTGAGGGTGCTAAAACGTTAGGTACTTCTGAGGCAGAAGTTACAGAGATGCTTAAAGGTCAGTACGAGTCCCGTAAGCGTATGTTCAAGGAAATGACTGAATCTATGTTGAATGAGTCAGACCCTAAGAAACTAGCTCAGAACATTGCAGCTATCGGGGGCGGTAACGTAAGCGGTAATCAACTCACAGACATACAGAACGCACAGAACCAACGATTAGGTATTGATACTACCGATCCGTTCCAGATGACAGCCGGGCAAAGTACTCTCGATAAGATCAGTACTGACGGACAGGCAGAACTAGCCCTAAATCAGCAGCTCTATGAATCTAAGTTACAGGGGTATCAGGAGTATCAAGATCGCATGGCAGCAATCAACGATGCCACCAGTAACAAGATCGCACAAGCTAACATCGACGCAGCAAACAAAACGCTAGGTATGTATGCAACTGGTGCACAGGATCTTGGAACTATGATGGCCGGAGCATTCGGTGAAAGTAATGCCGCAGCCGTTGCAGCGTTTGCAGTATCCAAAGGTATCGCAGTAGCCCAGAGCATGATCAACATTCAACAGGGTGTATCTGAGGCTATGAAGCTTGGATGGCCTGCTGGTATACCTGCTGGTTTAAAAGTCGCGGCAGAGGGTGCAAAGATCATGAGTACTATCAAAGGTACTAAGATCCAGGGCCAGGCACATGACGGATGGGACTCTTTACCTAGTACTGGTACGTATAACCTTGAAAAAGGCGAACGTGTTGTAGGCAAATCTCTTAACCAGGATCTTACAAAGTACTTGAGCAATCAGGACAGTAGCAGTACTGGAGAAATTAAAATCGATGCACCTCTAATCATTCAGAACAGTGGTGAACTGACAGATGCTAAGTTTCAGAGTATGTGTGATAAACACGCCGATACGCTTGTACAGGTAATTCGTAAGTCTCAGAAGAAAAACGTATAAATATAATATAGCCCACAGGAAGTGGGTTTATCATTAAAGGAACAATTAAATGAAGAAAATTAATGTGCACTCTTCTCCAAACTATAACCATGAGAAATTATTTACGACAGGTGATTTTGAAGTTAAGTATGTTAACGGCAAGACTGAAGAAGTTTGTAATTGTGAGTGTAAGTGTATGTATGATCGACATGCTGAAACTATTATCATGGCTATTCGTAAGTCTCAAAAACTAAGTAAATAAAATATAGCCCACAGGAAGTGGGCTTATTAATAAAGGACTATTAATATGTTGAATAACGCATTAATCAGCGACTTTATGCTATCAGACAACATTCCACAGTACCAGAATCAAACATGGTCGGGTGAAACTATTACCCGTATTGTTGGAGTTCAGTACTATTCCGTTAGCTTTAAAGTTACGTTGAACAGAAAGACAAGAGCAGAACTAGCAAACTTTTATGCACTGTATGCACAGGGTAAACCGTTTGATATGCCGCTAGGGTGGTGGGGATCATACGTTGGTTCACATACTGGAGCTATTCAGGCAACAGCCGCACGTACAGTAGGTGCAACTTCAATTGCAGTTACACAAAACAGTTTAGAGGTTGGTAGCCTAGTACAGTTCAATGGACACAAGAAACTTTATAAAGTAGTAGGTAATAATGGTTTTACGCTCACTATTTTCCCAGGCTTGACCAGAGCAATCCAGACGAGTGAAGTACTGAACTATGACAATCTACAAGGTTCATTCATTCTAACGCCTCAGAACTCTACCTATCAATATCCCAGTACTAACGTAATAGAAGTGACTATACAAGCCACTGAAAATATCAGAGGTTAATATGTCAATTCCAAATAATGTATTAAATAATCCAGTGCTTGTGAACTACTGGAACATGATGAGAGGTGACAATAAAAGTACTCTCACCGAAAAAGAGTTATATCAGTGTGGGATTATGGTTAAGTTGGTAGATCTTTTACCAGCTCAAGGAAGTAATATCTATCTTACAGACTCAATTGCAGACCAGAATTATAACGGTATTGTCTATAAGTCAGTACCAGATTTCTTAGATTCAAGTTTCGCTAACTATGTTGAAAAGAACCAGATCAATAACAACGGTACAACATTCAAGGTTAGTAATGTAAGCCAGGATTATCTATCGATGGCATTACGGGGATTATGGAATGATGCAAAAGTTAATATCTGGATGGGTATAGTTAATCCAGCAGATGGTTCAATACTGTATGCCTACAGGATATTCAGCGGCTATATCGATTACTTCAGTTCTGATTTTAGCGTACAGGGTACTGATACTACCAGTACTACAACCGTTAATCTAAATAGTCTATGGAAGAAACTAGATCAAACACAACGTTTACTGGCTAGTACTAGTATTCATCAAAGTATGCATCCAGGAGATAAATTCTTTGACCTAATCGGTATTTTAAATGCAAGTGAGCAAAACTGGAAAAGTAGCAAGAAATAATGAAAAACGGATTTATAACTGAGTATCTCAGTAGTTTGGCAGGGCAGCCATTAGTATACGGTGAGAATGATTGCCATATTATGGTGCTTACCATTATTGATATGATCACAGGTTCTAATTACCGTGATGAAATCTATCAGAAGTATAAAACAGCATCAGCAGGTAGAAAATATGCAAAAGATAATTGCTCGTATTCTACCTTACTAGGGTTATGTAAAGAGAAAGGGTCATTAGTAGATGAACCATTAGACGGTGATATTATTATTACATCAGGCCATTGTACGGTGTACTGGCGTGGCAAGGTAGTAGTACTTTCAGAAGATAAAACACACTATACCATTTCTTATTACTTCCCAATTGAAAAACAAAAAATTTATAGATTTACAGGGGAGTAATAAACATGGCAGTAGCAGCTTTAGGTGTTGCACTGATAGCAGGTGCTTCAGCGGCGGCAGCCGCCTATGCCGCAGGACTAGCGACACTTGCAGTAGTAGCAATTGGTATTGGAACGGCAGCACTCAGTTACATCTCATCATCAATGATGATGAACATCGGGCAATCAGGTGTTTCATATCCCAGTACTGGAAGTAGTAACGCCCGGTCATCGAGTCCAAGTACTGGCGTACCTATCGTATATGGCGGTACTAACCGAAATAATTTAGATGAAGCCTATGTAAAAGTAGGGTCAATAGTCGCATGGCAAAACGTTTATAACGGTACTTCTAACCAGTTATGCACAGTACATGCAATCAGTATTGGTGAGATTGGCCTAGAACCAGGTGCAGGTACTGAAGGTGGCGGTGTAATCAAACAAATTTACATCGATAATGCACCAGTACTTGTAGATGGGGCATTTATCACGGCAGAAGGGCAGTTACCCCAG